TGCAGCAAGAGCAGAAGGTAGAAAAAATCCAGAATATATGGATGGTTTACCGAGTTTTATTTCTACGAATTCAGAAACATTTAACAAATATTATAAACAAAAATACGGATATAAATTTGAAAAATCGAAAATATATAAATTTGATTTTAAATTCAAAAATAGATTTTATGGACTTGATTGGGGAATATCTCATTCTTGCTTTGAATATGAACCATTTGGATATGGAATATTTGAAGCAGTGGATTGGGGTAAATTGCCAATATTACATGAAAAATGGCACGTTCCTCTTGATTACAAATATAAAGCAGATAGTGCCGAATCATTTAAACAAGCATACGAAACAATTTGTAAAGATGATTATGAAACCCGTAAAACGGAATTCAATAAATTAAAAAATTGGATGATAACCAATTTTTCTAATAAAGAAATGTGGAAACAAAAACTTTTAAATATTTATAACAACAATATTATGGCAAGAACCAATTTATCATTAGGAAATTTATTTAGAGCAGTTAGTGGTTCGGTAAGAACCGGTGCTGTCTCTTTAGGTGGATTAAATGGAGGTACATCCAACACAAATATGCAGGGATTTTCATTTGATTCCGTAACAGTAACTCCACCAACTTTTACATATATTGTAGAAAGTACAAGTGAAAACGCATTCTTTTCATTTGGAACATCAGGTTCATTTGTAGCTACTAAGGTGGCAACACAAGCAAATAACTTTACTTGTTCTTTTAATAATGCAAACTTTACAGTTGGTTCAGCAACTTTGGGGACATATCCAACTTTCCCAATTACTCCTGCAGCAATTAACGCATCTAACTATTCTGAAGCACAATCTACATTGACTATGGGATATGCTGATGGTTTTAATTTAGCTGCAAGTAACTATGGTGTTGCATCTACAAAAATATTATATGCAGTAGATGTTTACAATACAATTAACCAACCTGATTTTTGTTTATTATTTGGTACACAAATAGAATTGGCAAATGGTACAATGGTAAATGTTGAAGATTTAAACGTTGGTGATGAGGTTAAATCTTGGGTGCCAGCAGGTTTACCGGATGAATCACAAGACCCAGAGAGTGACCAAGTTGAATGGAAATTCTATCATTCAGAAACATTATCAGGTTCAGCACAAACGGTAATAGTTAGTGATTTAACTTTTAACTTTGCAGAAGGATATTTTTCTTTAAATGATGGTTTAATAAAATCAACTGAAACTCACCCATTATATGTTTGGGATAATGAGATTTCTAAATATAAGTTTAAGAATGTAGGTGATATATTACCTGGAGATAGATTAGTAATGCAAGATGAAACTGAAGTGGAAGTTACTAATATTGAAATTGTAAAAGCAGATGTTGAGATTGTAACTGTAAATGTGGAAAATGCCGATGTATATATTTCAAATGGTTTGATTTCACATAACAAAGGTACAACAACACAACCATCAATCCCTGCAAGCGGATTAAGATTATATGTCGACCCATCAAAAGCATCATCTACAAATGGTACGGCAACAACGGATTGGTTAGATTTAAGTGGATATGGAACGGGTGTTAGACCAGCTGGTGTTACAAATGCAGCAGGCATTACAGGTGGTAACCCATCTTATAATAATGGTGCAAGTAGAAAAGAAAAATATTGGGCAGGAAATGGTACAAATCAATTCTGGTATAAAGATACTACCACAAATATTAATGGTGGTTTATCTCAATTTAATACTAATACCGGTACAATTCATATGTGGGTAAGACCTACAACAACATTAGGTGTTGCATCAAGACATATTTTTGACTACGCAGGATTTTATGGTTTAGCAATTGAATCAACTGATAGTTCAACTTTGAATAGAATACAATTTAGAGGTAGTTCATTGGGAAATAGTGGCCAATTTACAACTTCATTATCATCAAATGTATGGTATATGATTTCGGCAGCATTTCAACCAAGTGGAACTTGTAAAGTTTTTGTAGATGGTGCAAATGTAGGTTCATTTACCTCATCGGCATTTACTGCACCATCATCTACTAACTTTTTAACAATTGGTAGTAATAGTGCAAGAACAACGTTTTGGAATGGACAAATTGGACCAGTATTATTTTACAATACATTACAAAATGAATTACAAGTAGCTACTGTATATGATTATTTCTTCTCAACATACAAATAAGAATTGTTGTTTTGAGATAAAAGATTATATTTATATTAGATTAAAACTAACTTAATAAATTAAAGATAACATGGCAGAAAAAATTGTATCACCAGGCGTATTTACTAGAGAAAACGACCTTTCATTTTTACAACAAGGTGTAGCTGACATCGGAGCAGCATTCATAGGCCCTTTCAAAGAAGGCCCATTGGTTCCAACAATCGTAAATTCACAAGCTGAATTCGAACAACTATTTGGTAGTGTTGATGACACATATTACACTCCTTTAGCAGTACAAAATTATTTAAGAGAAGCAGGAACTGCAACTATTTGTAGAGTGGCTGGAAAAACGGGTTATACTGAAAAAGCTCCTTTATTATTAATAGCATCATCGGGTTCACAATCTGGAGCATTGGGTGTATTATTTAATACATCAGGAAGTGCAGTTGGATTTGCAGGAACAACTATTTCTGATTTAGATGGTAGTGGTGATTTTTCAATGTTGTTAAGTGGTAGTGGAATTATTCCAGCTGGATATAGTGCATCTTTAGAATTATCGGATAGTGATGATATCGAATCAGTATTTGGTACATCTGCATATGGTACAAAAAGAGCTTATTCATACGCTTTCTTCAAAGAAAATGGATTTATATTTAATACGGGTTCTTACACACTTTCATCAGCTGATGGAATTTTAACTGGCTCTGTAAATAGTTCGGCATTTGCATCAAATATAAGTGCAAGTGCAGTTGTATTACCTAATCAAAAATTTAGTGGTTCTTACGGAACTGGTGAAGCTTGTGAAGCTCTTACCCCATATATACAATCTCAATTAATTTCAGGTGATAGATATGATTTATTCCAATTTGAAACAATCACTGCAGGAAACGCAGCAAATACTAAAATAAAAGTTGGTATTTCAAATGTAAAAGCAGCTGGTACAACAAACGGAACTGATTATGGTACATTTACTGTTATTGTTAGAGATTTTAATGATACTGATAAGAAAAAGATAGTATTAGAAACTTATTCAAATGTAAATTTAGACCCTAACTCTCCAAACTTTATTAGTAGAGTAATTGGTGATAGAAAAAGAAGAATTGGTGTAGACCCATTACAACCCGGTAAAATAACCGAAGAAGGTGATTGGGTAAATAATTCAAAATATATTAGAATTACAAACTTAAACGCACAAGCACCGGTTCAAGCAGTACCTTTTGGACATGGTGCATATCAATTACCTGTAAACGCAGGAGATTATGACCTTCTTATTCCAAGAGTAACATTCTCAACGGGTTCAGTAGTAGATTCTTCTAAATATAGTGGTATTGATTTGGATAATAATGCAGATAACAAAATCTATATGAAGCCAGTTCCTGTAAGTGCAGGTAATGGTTTTAACGCTGTATTCTCATTAGATACTATTTGTGGATTAACTTTAACTGGAATAACATCTACTGATATTGCAAAAAGACAATTTACAATAGCATTCCAAGAAGGTTTTGATGGTTACGCACCAAATACAAACGCATCTGATATTGAACCATCTACAACGGCTGGTAAATTAGCATACGGAAAACATATCGCAGCTTTATCAAACGCTGACGAATATGATATCAATATGGTAGTTGCACCACACGTTAATAGAGCAGACCATTCATCTGTATTTACTTCAATTTTAGATATGGTTGAACAAAGAAACGATGCATTCTTCATCGGAGATGCAGGTAACGCAACCACATCTTTATCAGCAACGATAACACAAGCTCAAGCAGTAGATTCAAATATGGCAGCTGTTTATTATCCTTGGATTAAAACAATTGATGTAAACACAAATAAACTTATCACAGTTCCACCATCGGTATTACTTCCAGGTGTATTTGCAGCAAACGATAGAGTAGCAGCAGAATGGTTCGCACCAGCTGGTTTAAACAGAGGTGGTTTAATAGGAGCAGTCGGAGTGTTGAATAGATTAAGTCAATCAGAAAAAGATACATTATATGAAGGTAAAGTAAACCCAATTGTAATATTCCCAGGTGTTGCAAATCCAGTAGTATTCGGACAAAAAACTTTACAAGATAAACCATCTGCATTAGATAGAATCAATGTAAGAAGATTGTTATTATCTGTTAGAAAATACATCGCATCTACTTCAAGATACTTAGTATTTGAACAAAATACATCTACAACAAGACAAGCATTCTTAAACATTGTGAATCCTTACTTAACAGGTATTCAACAAAACCAAGGTTTATACGCTTTCAGAGTTGTAATGGATGAGAGTAATAATACTCCTGATGTAGTTGATAGAAACATTATGAAAGGTGCTATCTATTTACAACCAACTAAGACAGCTGAATTCATTCAAATTGATTTCAACATCTTACCAACAGGTGCAACTTTTGAAGGATAATTTAAAAAACAAATATTTATATAAAATAAATAAACAATAGAACAAAATGCCAAACGTTTTAACATACAACGAAATTTTTTACAAACAATGGGAACCGAAATTAGCCAATAGATTCTATATGGAATTTACTGGAACTAATATCCCAGCATATTTGGTAAAAACAGCAGCGAGACCTACTTTTACATCTGAAATCGTAGAATTAGACCATATCAATGTGAAAAGAAAGATTAAAGGAAAATCAAACTGGGATGATATCACAGTAACATTATACGACCCAATTGTTCCATCTGGAGCACAAGCGGTAATGGATTGGATTAGATTATCACATGAGTCTATTACAGGTAGAGATGGATATGCAGCATTCTACAAAAAGAACATTACTTTCTACGCTTTAGGACCAGTTGGTGATAAAGTAGAACAATGGACTTTGGAAGGAGCATTTATTTCTCAAGCTAACTTCGGTGAAATGGATTGGAGTAACGCAACTGACCCGGTTTCAATTGAATTAACTTTAACATTCGACCAAGCTATTTTAGAATACTAATCGAAATAAAAGATATAAAAAGAAGGGGAAGCAGAAATGTTTCCCCTTTTTTATTTTTTTAAAATAGAATATATATAATAAACAACAAAGTTATACTATGGAACAAAATTTAGAACCACAATTTTCAAGAGGATTAGGCCCTCAATCGACACAACAAAAGTCATTTCCATTCTCTACGGAAGTAATTAGTTTACCATCAAAAGGATTGTGTTATCCAGAAGGACACCCATTAGCAAAAGGTGAAATTACTATTAAATTAATGACTGCAAAGGAAGAAGATATTTTAACTTCCGCAAACTTAATTAGGAAAAATATTCATATTGATAAATTATTAGAATCTATTATAGTTGAACCTGGAGTAAAACCAGAAGATTTATTATTAGGAGATAAAAACGCAATATTGGTTGCAAGTAGAATTTTAGCATTTGGTGCAGAATATCCTATTATGATGAGAGATAGATACACAGGAGAAGATGTTGAAATAAAAATTGATTTGTCAAAAATACAAATTAAAGAATTAAATGAACCATTATTAAATAGAAATAAT